TTTATATGAGTTAATAACTGAGAGATTCCCTAATTTATATAGATACTTTATGGAAACAGAACCTGAGATTAAAGCAATGATTCCATTTACTGATGATAATTTATTAGAATCCATTGGAACACAAATCAGTGAGATAGCAATGGATAAAGTTTGGGAAAAGATAACTGATTGGGAATTAGAGGATGATAGTTTTAAAGACTGGCAATTAATTTCAGCAGAAAAAATGGGTATTATAAATGACGAAATGAATGACGAAGAAATATGGGATACTATACGTGACAATGATAAACTCAATGATTACCTAGACTATAATGATGACGCTAGAAGATTTATGATTGATGTTAGGGAAGCATTAAAAATTACTCCACAAAAAATGAAAGAGATAGCCATTGGAATGATGGAAGATCCTGATAATGGTGAACCACTACACTATTATAATTTGTCCGTTGTGTATGCTAATAATATTGAAGATTATTTTGGTATAGGTAAATACAGAGGTTGGTCTGCTAGAGGACAAGAAGATGGTGAGATGGCTGAATGGATACGTGAACATATCTCTATTAGCAAAAACGGTAATGTAAGTTACGTTAGGTAAGGGTAAAATTTTACACAAAAAGTTTGACTTCTTTACATAATCATGTATAATAAGTACTTTCTCAAGGAGTATTTATGAGTACTTGTCAATGAGGGTATGGCAGTAATGCACGAAATTGACACATTAAATGGTGGTCTTACAGACACTATCAAAGCAATTGCAGAAGAACTAGAAGTTAAACCTAGTGTACTTAAAAAAGCAATTCGCATCGCCCACAAAGCAAGTTTGGGGCAAGCAAATAAAGAACACGAAGAACTCAACACAATCTTGGAGACAGTCGGCAAGACACTATGAGTTATGTTGACGCCATCCATGCAAGGGATGAAGATAGGATTTATGTAGTAGAACGGGGCACTGACGGTAAACGCCACTATAGTGAACATCCTGCCAACTATGTATTCTATTACCCTGATAATAAAGGTAAGTATCGTAGCATTTATGGTAATCCTGTAAGCAGATTCAGTACACGGAAACGCACAGAGTTTGAAAAGGAACGAAGGATACACGGTGGCAAAGAACTATACGAAAGTGATATCAACCCTGTATTTCGTTGCTTAAGTGAAAACTATTTAGGTGTTGATGCGCCCAAACTACATACTTGTTTCTTTGACATTGAAGTAGACTTTGATCCAGAGAAGGGTTTCAGTCCCACGACTGACCCATTCAATCCAGTAACTGCCATCAGTATGTACTTAGATTGGCAAGATACACTGATAACATTGTGCATTGCGCCAAAGCATATGAGTGAAGAAACAGCATGGGATATTACTAAGAAGTATAGTAACACATTGCTTTTTAAAAATGAAAAAGAAATGTTTGATACATTCTTTGAATTGATTGAAGATGCTGATGTAATGACTGGTTGGAACTCAGAGGGATATGATATACCTTACATGGTTAATCGTGTCACTAGGATCATGTCGAAGGATGATACTCGTAAGTTTTGTTTAATGGGTCAACTACCAAAGCCAAGAACATATGAACGATTCGGTAAAGAAGAACAAACATATGATTTGGTTGGTCGTATTCATATGGACTATCTTCAACTTTATAAAAAATATAATTATGAAAGTCGCCATAGCTATAAACTAGATGCTATCGGTGAGATGGAAGTTGGTGAAAACAAAACGCAATATGAAGGTACTCTTGACCAATTATATAACAAAGACTGGGAAAAGTTCTTAGAATATAACAGACAAGATACTATGTTGTTAGTGAAGATTCACAACAAATTAAAATTCTTAGAGTTAGCTAATCAACTAGCACATGAAAACACAGTACTGCTTCCGACAGTAATGGGTAGTGTGGCAATGATTGAAATGGCTATTTTTAATGAAGCGCACGAACGTGGATTAGTAGTACCGGATAAAAAACGAAGGAAAGAAAATGCAGAAGATGAACAGCAAGCGGCAGGTGCCTATGTTGCTACGCCCAAAAGAGGTATGCACGAATATGTCGGAGCAGTTGACATTAACTCGCTCTACCCCTCGGTTATTAGAGCCCTCAACATGGCGGGAGAAACAATTGTTGGTCAAATCAGGCAAACACTCACTGACCAATACATGACCGATAAAGGTCAGCGACTTGCATCAGAAAAGAAACGTCACAAAGAGGGCGATGATGCAGTTACTGGCAGTATCTTGTGGGAAGGGTTGTTTGGTGCGTTAGAGTACACCGCAATTATGAACCAAGAGCGTGGTACAATGCTTACAGTTGACTATGAAGATGGTCGCAGTGAAGAAATGTCTGCGGCAGAGATATGGAAACTAATCTTTGATAGTCACAAGCCCTGGATGCTAAGTGCAAATGGTACAATCTTTACATACGAGAAAGAGGGTGTAGTACCTGGACTATTGAGTCGCTGGTACTCGGATCGTAAAGAAATGCAGAAGAAACTAAAAGAAGCAACGACCCAAGCTGATAGAGAGTATTGGGATAAGCGACAACTGGTACGCAAGATTTTGCTTAACTCTGCATATGGCGCACTATTGAATGAGCATTGTCGTTTCTATGACAAGCGTATTGGTCAAAGTGTTACATTGTGTGGTAGACAAATTGTCCGTCACATGATGAGCCAGATTAATGAATGCGTTACTGGTGAGTATAATCACGAAGGTGATGCAATCGTTTATGGTGATACTGATAGTTGTTATTTCAGTGCATATCCTATTCTCTATTCGCAAATAGAAAATGGTGAATTGAAATGGGATAAAGACTTATGTATATCACTATACGATAATATTGCTGAACAAGCAAACGAGAGTTTTCCATCATTCATGGAACAGTCATTTCATGCACCACGCAAGAACGGTGCAATCATTAAAGCTGGTCGTGAACTAATTGGTGACCGTAGTATCTTTATCACAAAGAAACGCTATGCTATTAATATCTTTGACAAAGAAGGTAAACGCAAAGATGTTAATGGTAAGATGGGTGATATTAAGGCTATGGGTCTTGATTTGAAACGTGCAGATACTCCTAAGTATGTGCAAGAATTCTTAATGTCTGTACTGGAAATGGTTCTTGCTGGTAAGCAAAAAGATGAAGTAGTACAGAAGATTAAAGAATTTAAACGAGTATTATCAGCACAAGATAGCTGGACTAAAGGTTCACCTAAAAGTGTCAATAAATTGACAATGTATGGTGATTTGGAAGCTAATAGTAAAACTGGTCGTGCAAACATGCCCGGTCATGTGCGTGGATCACTCAACTATAATTATTTGCGTAGAGTGAATAGTGACAACTACTCAATGAAAATAGTAGACGGCATGAAAGTAATCGTATGCAAATTGAAATCGAATCCATTGGGTTTCACAAGCATAGCATACCCAACTGATGAACTCAGATTACCTCAATGGTTTTGTGAGTTGCCATTTGACGATGAAGCAATGGAACAAACACTAGTAGACGAGAAGATTGATAATTTACTAGGTGTATTGAATTGGGATTTGCGTGATAGCACAGATACAAAATCTACCTTTGATGACTTGTTCTCATTCGGTTAAATTGATGTTTGACATTCGCAAAATATTCCATTATAATACACAACAAATCTTCCTAAATAACTTAAAGGACACAAAATGAAAGATACATTATTAGATATAATTGAACACACTTCTGCATTAGGTTTTATTGACCTAATCAAAGTAACTGGTTCTGATACAGAAACTACTATCAATGCAATTGCAGATGATAAGAGCGTGGTTGTTAGCGGAACTTTTAAAAATGCTGACCCTGAATTCAAAGGCGTATTCGGCATGCCTAACTTAGGTAAACTTAAAACTATTCTTAACTTTGATGACTATGACGAACACGCTAAAATTTCAATGACACGTACCAATCGTGATGGAGTAGATACTCCAGAGAGCATTCACTTTGAAACAGGCGATAGTTCGTTCATTAACATTTATCGCTTGATGGCTAAAACTGTTATTGAAGATAAAGTTAGAAACGTAACATTTAAAGGCGCTGGCTGGAACATTGAATTCGAACCTAGTGTTGCAAGCATTTTGCGATTAAAGAAACAAGCAAGTGCAAACAGCGAAGAAAGCACTTTTATCACTAAAGTAGATAACGGTGATTTGAAAATTTATTTCGGTGACCCTAGCACACACAGTGGTAACTTTGTATTTCAAGGTGGTGTCAGTGGTGCTTTGCGAGAATCATGGAAATGGCCTGTTAATCAAGTATTGAGTATTCTAAGTTTGCCAGGCGATAAGAAATATCGTATTAGCGACCAGGGTGCTACTGAAATTACAGTTGATAGTGGTCTTGCAGTTTATCAATATCTATTGCCAGCACAATCAAAATGATAGGCAATATACATTCTAACTCACCTTATATTACTGTATCCGGTGGTATGTCAAATACCTATATTAATGGGTATACTGGTGCGCAGGGTGTAGGGAATATGCGTTATAACACTACCATGCAAAAGATAGAAATATTTGATGGTAGTAATTGGATTCAACTGAATATGGGTTCCGCAGGTATTAGTCTATCAGGAGAAGCTGACTCATTATTGAATTGGGCTAGACAAAAGCGTAACGAGGAATTAGAACTTGAATCGTTGGCAGAACGCAGTCCAGCTATTAAAGACCTAATGGATCAGATTAAAGAAAAACAACATCAAATTAAAATGGTTAAAACTTTAATTGATAGTCCGGGAAATGAACCAGTAGAAATGATGGGTAATTAATGGAACAAGATAATCTATCACAAAAACACAATGACGAGTGGGCAACATTTTTGCCTGCTGTCAGTAGTTTTTATATTAGCGGCTTGGGCAAACAGCGCAAGGGTGAACCCTACTTTGACCCTGCACGTATCCCTGCTGGATTTAACGGTGATGTAGAGAAACTTAACTTTCTTAATAAGAAAGAAGGTTTGTACTATTATGAATGGGGTTTGTATAGTGCAGGTCATGCTAACTTAGATACAACAGTGAATGATAATTCAGAAAGTATTATTCGTGAACGTGACCCGCATACATTCATGTTGGGTGACAGTGGTGGATTTCAGATTCTAAAAGGTCAATGGCCTGCTGACTGGAAGAATATTAATTGCCCTAAAGCAATGGAAAAACGTAAGATAGTATTGAAGTGGATGGACACATACATGAACTATGGCATGTGTTTAGATATACCAAGTCAATCTGAAACTACATTTCATCTTAAGGACAAACAAGGCAATAGTGTGCATGGTATTCAAAATGTGCAGGATGCTATTACTGCTACTCATATTAACAACGAATACTTTATTAAGAACCGTAATGGTAATTGTAAATTTCTAAATGTACTGCAAGGGCGCACTCATACTGATAGTGATAAGTGGTATGATGAAATGAAAAAATATTGTGATCCAAACATCTACCCAGATAATCACTTTAATGGTTGGGCGTTCGGGGGACAAACAAAGATTGATATTCATTTGACATTGCGTAGAATGGTTGATATCATTTATGATGGATTGTTACAAGAAGGTAAACACGATTTGATTCACTGTTTGGGTGTATCAATACTTGAATACGCTGTATTGTTTACCGATATTCAAAAAGCAATTCGTAAGTATCACAACCCAAAACTAAGAATTACATTTGACTGTGCAAGCCCATTCTTTAGTGCGGCTAAAGGTTTAGCTTATTTCAACAATAGTATTGACCATGAAAGTAAGTGGACTTATCAAATGGAAAAGACTGCTGAGAATAAAGGTTATGCTACAGACAATCGTAAATTCAGTGATGGTGTTTTACAAGACGGTATCCATAAAGTCTTTACAGACAGTCCAGTAACTGATAAACTACTAATGAAGGACTTGTGCTATCGAGGACAAGGCTTCATCGGTCAACATGGTAAAGAAACAAAAACAAGCTGGGATACATTAAGTTATACATTGCTACAAAGTCATAATGTCTATCAACATATTGTTGCAGTACAAGAGGCTAATCGTAGATACGAGCAGGGAATCATACCTGCAATGATTATACAAAAAAATACAGGCATTACATTTCAACAAGTTGTTAATGAAGTATTCTCACAAAAAACTAGACAAGATAGTCACAATGTTATTGAACATTAACTAAATTTAACGAACTATTTTCATTTGCATGAGGTTACTATGTACGAGCAACGAATTAAAACTTTAGAAGAATCATATAAAGTTATTGAACAAAAAATTGCTAACAATGACGGAGACCTAAATAGTCTGCAAGAACAGAAAGAGAAATACCGGCGTGAACTATCAGAATTGCGTAGGAAGCAATATGATTATGATTATGAACGAATTGACTTAGGAGATGATAGATAATGGAACAACAACGACAAATGGCATTAGCAGAACAACGCCAGCGTATTAAAGATAAAGCAAAACGGATGATATTTGTTACCTTTCAGAAAGAAGGTATTCATATGTATCCTGCGGCAGCAACTGACCCAGCATTAAAAACTGGTGATGAATATGACGTTAGCTTTTTAGGAACTCCGCATCGTCACATTTTTCATTTTAATGTGGCAATACAAGTATTTCACAACGATAGGGATATTGAATTCATTCAATTTAAACGCTGGTTAGAAAATCTCTACAAAGCCGGTACACTTGAATTGAATTACAAGAGTTGTGAAATGATTAGTGATGACCTTTATGATGTTATCGCTAATCGTTATCCTGAGCGTGACATTGAGATTACTGTTTCCGAAGACGGTGAGAACGGTGCTACAATTTATTATAATCGTAATCAACCTTACAATCAACTAGCTATTTAAAGGAAATATAATGGCAAAACAAACCTTTCAACCAAATCCTCGTGTACATCAAATTTTTGAAGACTTGGAAAAGTATTTAGAATTCTGTGCAGACTATGGATATAAGTTTGATGAGGCAACTCTGTACGATATGCGTAGTTTTCCATATCGTCAACATCAAAAACAACTATCAGGAAAATATCCTAAAGATTCGTGGGCGGAAGATGCACGTCCATGAAGATAGTAGTTGTCACTGGTGGATTTGATCCATTGCATAGCGGACATATAGAATATATTAGAGCCGCTAAACAATTGGGAGACCTGCTAATCGTAGGTCTAAATAGTGACGCATGGTTGACCCGTAAAAAGGGTCAACCTTTTATGTCGCTTATGGAAAGAAGAATTATTGTTGGTTCATTGAAAGATGTAGATGCTACAATGGCTTTTAATGATGATGACGGATCAGCAAGAGATTTATTAATAAGTATAAAACGCCAATACCCATATGCTGAAATTATGTTTGCTAATGGTGGTGACAGAACACATTTGAATATTCCTGAAATGGATGTGCCCGATATAAAATTCTCATTTGGTGTGGGCGGGTTTGATAAACAAAATTCCAGTCGTTGGATACTACGTGAATGGAAGCAACCAAAAGTATTGCGTGAGTGGGGCTATTATCGTATACTACATGAAGTAGATGGATGTAAGGTTAAAGAACTTACAGTAGAACCTGGCAAAAGTTTGAGTATGCAACGACATAAAAATAGAAATGAATTCTGGCATGTTACAGAAGGTCAATGCGAAGTGGATCAAATCATGCCAGGTGGCTATTCATTGCCGACAGTTGAAATGAATAAGCACAGTCAGATTGCTATACCAGTCTATGATTGGCATAGAATACGAAATCCATTTAATGAACCCTGTCGTATTGTAGAAATACAATATGGAACAGAATGTAAAGAAGAAGATATTGAAAGAAAAAATGCGTAAATTATATTACATGGGCTTAGAGCCATATAAAGCAAGATACACTCTGCAACTAACAGAGTGGAATGAACGTGTATTTAAACGTAGGGGTATTGACTATGTAGTAGTACCCGGCGATACACTAAGTAATGACCAAGCAATTGTAACTGGTCAAGTATTAGATGCACATGGTCGTACATATTTTGGTATGTCGCAACTTATGAATTTGATTCGTATGATGAAAGCAGGAGAACTTAACAATGAAGATGTTATCTACTTTGAGGACATGTTTCAACCCGGTATCGAGAGTCTTCCTTATATACTTAATCAAATCGACAGTATTAATCGTCCTCGCATTTATGTTCGCTGTCTTGCTCAATCCATTGATCCTGATGATTTCGTACATGTATGGGGCATGTCTAAGTTTATGGGTCACTATGAAAAAATGGTTGACTCATTCGTAGATGGTGTACTTGCATCAAATGAAGAAATGGTAATGCACATGAAGATTGCAGGCTGGGAAGCCCCGATTTATAATATCTCAGGTCTTGCATTTGGTAAAGATGAAGTTAAAGAACGTGTTAACGAAATTAAACCTTTCAACACACGCAAGCATCGTGTTGTATTTGCCGCACGTTGGGATCAAGAAAAGCAACCTGATTTCTTTATGGATGTTATTGAAAATTTCAATGACAGGTATGGTAATAAAACAGTAGAATTTGCAGTATTGAGTGGTGCACCATTGCGTAGCAATAATAGTAGCTATATGGAACGCACACAAAAAATGCGTACTGACGGCAAACTATCAATATACGAAGACCTAGATAAGAATGCATATTATAATATATTGAATGATAGTAGAGTATTGTTTAATTGTGCATTGCAAGACTGGGTAAGCAATACAGTAAGTGAAGCTGATGCATTAGGATGTAATGTGTTATATCCAGCATATCGCAGTTTCCCAGAAACATTCAGTAACGATGCATCCAGAATGTATATACCTTGGAGTGTAGATGATGCGGCAATTAAATTGTTTAATATGCTAAGTCAGCCACACAGAAATCAAGGTAAACTAAGTGATTGGACCGATGGTACAATTGATAGAATATGTAATATTCTAGAAGGTAGTGGAGAAGAATGGTTACGTATGTCAACCGATTATAGAAAACATACACGTGAAGCAAAATATTAAGGAGAAAATTATGAGCGCACATATTAATATCAGAGATAAATTTGAAGATTATCTAAAAGAGAATGAAAAATTTCAAAACGGTAATGCATCAGCAGGTACACGTGCCCGCAAAGCATTAGCAGAAATGGCTAAAGAAATTAAAGCACGCCGTAACGAAATTACCGAAGAAAAAAATGCACGTAAAGAAGCAAAAGCCTAATCTATTGGCCTTAGGTTGTAGTCATGCTAGCACATTGGTCGATGCGGAGAGTTGGCCAGATTATGTCGCTAATGCTATAGACTACAACCTAATACGTGCTTCTAGTTGCGGTGCTGGAACTAGTTTTTACATTGAAAAATTAAATCATATATTGCAAAACAATATTATTGATTTGATAGTGATACAACTTACCGAACCTTCAAGGGTAGTACTTGGTTTGACTTCTAAAGAAAATGAAGGTAATACCAGTGATTTAAATCAAAGTTTATCATTCAATGACTTAGCATGTTATACATGGAATTCTGAGAAGAATGAAAATAACATCAAAACACTTACCGGGCATGAAGTTAAGATAGACAACTTTTTCATACGAGAAGTTATATTAAGCAAATGGGTAGACTATAAAATAATGCAGGATGTATCTACTATGCAATATATGTGCAATAGTTTTAAAGTACCTTGTATATTTTGGTCTTGGTTTGTTCCTATGGAGCAGTTGTTTATACCTAAATATGAATGGTTAAAGAATAAAATTAATTATGTAGACGGGTGTGCCCGTCAATATATCAAAAACAATAACATCAAATCTATACCATATGATAGTCACTACAATGCTAGTGCCCATAGTATGTTATGTAATGGATGGTTAATGCCGGAGATTACAAAAAAATTCAGTCATCTGTATGCAGGTGATAAATAAAGATGTAACACAAAGGTTACAAAACGTCAAAACAAAACACTCACAACGGAGGGTTATCAAATGAGTTATAACAAGACAAAAACTGATCCTGAATTAGGATTAAAAGTACACGAACACCTAGTAAAAATGGGTGTTGAAACGCCAACATTTCAAACAGCATTAGACCGCAAAGATAAAATTGCTGAGATTGAAAAGAGTTTCAGTCATATCATGCAGGTTCTAGGTTTAGACTTAGCCGATGATAGTTTAATAGAAACACCCAAACGTGTTGCTAAAATGTATGTCAATGAAATTTTCTGGGGTTTAGATTACGAGGCATTCCCAAAATGTACGACAGTCGATAACAAGATGAAGTACAATGAAATGGTATGCGAACGTAACGTAAGTGTTCAATCTAACTGCGAACATCATTTTGTAGTTATAGATGGATTAGCAACAGTAGCTTATGTCCCAAAAGATAAAGTCTTAGGGCTTAGTAAGATTAACCGAATTGTAGAATATTTCAGCAAGCGTCCACAAATACAGGAACGGCTAACTGAACAAGTATTTCACACCTTACAGTTTATCTTAGAAACAGATGATGTTGCAGTTATGATTGACGCCCAGCACTATTGCGTAAAATCACGCGGTGTAGAAGATACTGGTAGTTCTACTGTAACAAGTAGATTGGGCGGTGGGTTTAAATCTGATCCAGCGGCACGTGCAGAGTTCTATCAAATCGCTAGACAAAAATGAAACTGTATAAGCATAGTACCGGTAAGGTGCATTTCTTTCCTGAAACAATTCCTAAAGGCTGGGAAGTTATGTTGAACCCAAATACATTTGATGTTATATGGCGTAGGATTAAGGGTAGAGTTAAATAATGAATGTACTAGAGGCTAGAAAATTCAATCGTGGGGTTATGGGCCCGCCGAGAAGAACACTAGAAGGAAATGAGCGTGAGCATATGCTTACCATTTTTGCTTTATTAGGTCCTATTTCTAGAACTAACAATCAACATACCTGGACTGACGTTTATGAACATGCTGGAAAAACTTATCATCATACCATAGGTGCTAGCATAGATGAATTAGAAGAAATACTAACAGATGATTTTCAACAAGATTAAAGAACTAAAAGAACGTGGGTTGATTATTGGTATTACCTTTAGTCAATTTGATTTGTTACATGCAGGTCATATTGCAATGCTTAGTGAAGCAAAGAATCATTGTGATTATTTGATTGCTGGTTTGCAAAACAATGCTCAATGGGATAGACCAGAAAAGAATGAACCAATTCAAAGTATTGTAGAACGACAAATTAGTTTAAGTGCAGTACGCACAGTAGACGAGATTGTTATCTATAACACAGAGAAGGATTTAGCAGACATTTTATTAACACTGCCCATTGATGTGCGTATACTAGGTGTTGAGTACGCAGATAAGGATTTCAGTGGTAAAGAAATCTGTGAAAAACGCAACATTAAAATTATCTATAACGGACGTGACCATAGTTTTAGTAGCAGTAGCCTACGAAAGAGAATTTCGGAAGCTGAACAAATTAAACAAAAATGGTAAATAAGAATAGCGGTCTACGGTCATCATCCCGCTTTACAAATTCTGCTGCCTATGATATAATAAACATAGGAGAAAATAATGTCATTAATAGAAGATACAGTAAGAAAACACAAGTTGCAAAATCAACCAAGTATTTCATATAGATTCACAAGTACCAAAGAATATCACGATAGTTTCCCATGTGCATATCGTCAATGGCGTGCAGACAGTCATTGCAATATGATTCATGGATATAGTTTCAGTATGAAATTCTATTTCGGCACAGACGATTTAGATGTACGTAACTGGGCGGCTGACTATGGTGGACTAAAAGAATTGAAAAAGATTCTTGAGGATCAATTTGACCACACATTGTTAGTAGCACAAGATGACCCAGAACTACAAACATTCTTAATGCTACAAGAAAAGAAATTGGCTAAGTTAACTATTCTACCACGAATTGGTTGCGAGAGTTTAGCTGATATGCTTTACAAATATGTTAATGGAGTGTATATTCCAGATATGTGGGGTAACGGTGAAGCTGAACGTTTATGGTGCTATCGTGTAGAAGTACGTGAGACACAAGCAAACATGGCTTTTCGTGAAGGTCATCGTGAATGGAATGAAGATTTATTTGCATGAGTCCTGAACAACGAATCAAAGCTGCCGAAGAATGGGCTCAACTAAGAGTAGAGGCCGCAGAACGTGAGCGTGATGAGGCATTGGGCTTAGTTAGTGCGGCACACTTAGAATTGATACATAGCATCAAGTATGGATTCAATCCTGGTACTGCACACAGCACACTAATTAGTGTGGGTAGATTAAGCCCAATGTTACAAGCAAGAATGAAACGAATGTTGGAAGAGAAAGAATGAAGTCTTGTTTGCGTAAATTATGGCGAATTTGGGCTAAAAGTTTAGGAGAGAAAACAGGTAATACGGATAGTGAAGCTGACCGTATTGCTGTGATTCGTACTCTGATTGTGTTATCATACATTGTAACAAACTGCTTTATTATAGCAGGCGTAATTAGACATTGGAATTAAAAATGAAATTTAAATTAGGTGATTTAGTTAAGAAAGTTTCCGGGTCTCAGTGGCACGGTACTGTTGTTGGGACATATTCAACTGAGTTGACTCCGGAGGGTTATGCAGTTGAAAGTGATACTGAAAAAGGTTCCGTACAGATTTATCCTGCAAAGGCACTTGAATTATGGGTGAAGCATGACAGATATTAAAATTTCAGAATTATTTTATAGTATACAAGGTGAAGGCCGTTACATGGGTGTACCTAGTGTTTTCTTAAGAACAT